TTTGTTTTTTTATCTAAGTAAGTCTTTAGCTTAGTAACATTTTTAGTTTTCGGTTTATAGTGTTTCTTCATTATGAGTAATCAGATGCATTTAAAAAGTTTCTCAATGTAAGTTTAGTTCCCTGTCTCATTGGTCTTTCTAGGTTCATTCCATTATAGTAAGCATTTTGGTCAGGGTTCACATCAGCGCCTGAGTTTGTGTTGTATTCAGGAAAGCTAGATATATTGTTAGTTACATAGTCAATTAACCTTTCTGTGTAGTATTCAGCTGTGTTTCTTACTTCTTCTCTGAGGTGCTGTGCTTCTTCTGTACTTAAAGCGTTTCCTGTTTCTGAAGTCTTAGAATAGATGTTACCGTTTTCTATCTTAAATCTTAAGAACGGTATAGCGTGGTAAAAAGCCCAATTTGGGAGCATATCACCAATATAGTCATCTACTAAAGTTTTATAAGCTCCTGCTAAAGTTCCTGCTGTTATTTCAGCTTTTAATTTATCTGTTAAATCAGTTCCTAACTTAGTTTCTACATAGAGCTTCTGTGCTTGCCTTACATAAGGAAGTAATAGCTCAACATCAACATTTAAGTTGATTGCTGTAGAGTCCTTTAGTTTTGCTTCTGATATAAATAATACATATGCCATAATTATCTTGGTTCTAAAAATCCGTTATTCTTCATTCTCTTTGGTGCTTTCGCTACTAGTCCACTATTTCTTCTTAAAGTAAATCCTTCACTAATAGCTTTTACATCTGATATTATTTGACTGCTTTTAATATTAGACTTAGCATTTCTTAGTGATGTCTTGTAAACAATTCTTTTGAAGTAATGGTGACAATTACCGCCTCCTTTGTAGAGCCAAATTGAGTAAGTTGCACTTCTTCCTTTAGGTCCCCAACCTTTATTTACAGGTTTATTTGTTAAAGCTAACAAATCTTCTTTCCTATAAACTTTTTTAGCCGACATCATTAATTTACAAAAATCTCTTGTTTCACCTTCTTGACTGAGAGCATTGTCTTTAGTGTACATATATCTAACTTTATAATAGTCATTATAGTCTTTATTTACACCATCTTGCGCACTTCTTGCGTTAGGTCTAGCAGTTCCTGTAGATGCTAACTCTGTTTTACCATTAGCAATATTATTAAGCTCTGCTTCAAAATCAAAATCTTCATGTTCATCATTTGCATTTTCTTCATCTACTATTTCCCAATCTTCAGGAATATCTTCTCCAAAGTCAGCTATAAAACTTTCTAATTCAGTAAAGTCATTATCTGATTTTTTACAATCACATTTATTTAAGTCAGTAGCTTCAGAATGGTCTTTGCAAGCCATATAAACTGTTTGACCTTCTAAGTCGTGTTCGTGATACCCTTCACATCCTACTACCTTAGCGTGTGCTTCAGCTTCTTCTATTGTAGTAAAAACAGGCTGTCCGTCTATCATTCCTGCTTTAGATAGCTTTACATCTTGTTCTACTGTATCTTCATCTCCTAAAGGCTCAAGCCCTAAGTCAGCTCTTATTTCGTCAATCGTCATAACTTCTCTAATAGTCTTAGAGTCAAATTGAACTGTAATAGGTTTAAGTTGTACAAACTCTACAGGTAAGTCCATATTGTTTACTGAGAATATAGTCTGTAAAGTGTTTAAGATATTTAATTGAAATCCTCTTACTACTGTATTTTGATAGAAATTTGCTGCATTTATTAGTTCGTCAGCATTACTAGAAAATCCGTTTGCAGTATCAATACCCATTAAAGTCTTAGATGTAATTCTGTGAGCTGCACAAATATTTGAAACTAAAAGCTCTTGTAAAGCTAGATATTGCTTGTCTGCATCAGAAACACTAATAGGAGTTATTTCAGGTGTTCTAGTCTTATCATCTGAGAAAGTCAATACAAACTTCCCTGAGTTAGATGCTCCTGTAAATTTCTCTACTAAACTTTGTTCTATCTGTCTTCTTTCTTCTTGAGTTGGGATGCCATTCGCAAAACTCACAAAATACGAGCCTGCAAATCCGTTCTCTATATTGTTTAAATGAAACTCAGCAACCTTTTGGTCTACTAAAGCCCAATTACAACCTGCTATGTAATCAGGAGTATGATAGATGTCCATATTAGGACTGTAAGCTCCTGAGTAAAGTAACTGACTTCCTGATGTTCTATCGTTCACATTAAAAGCAGCAATAGGATAAGGCTTATTTGTCCTAGTGTTTCCCCAATCAGCACTTATAAAGAAAGTGTCTACCTTCCCTAGCTCATTAGGTCTTCCTGCTCTAACTCGTTCTACAGGTATATGATACACCTCAGCTATTTCTGTTCTATCTCTATTCCATACAATGTGTAAAGCATAAGCTCCCTGAAGCTTAAAATCAAATGCTACCTTTTTTATTACTTGATGTAAACTTTCATTAGAATTAGCGTGTCTAAGAAACTTCTTTAATTTTACATATGCTTCTAAATTAATAACATCTTCTTCTTCAGCTACCAAGTCTTCTCCTGCTATCATTTCAGATGTCTGATTTATAATAGCAGCGTGTGTACTAGAATTGTAGTATAAGTCAATTAGGAACTGAGGATAAAGGTTTCTCCAATCTTCCGTTCCATACTCTATATAGTCACGACCTCTTACTTCCTGTACTATTGGTGCAGTTGAAGTTTCTAAATTAATGCTTAAAATTGTATCTTTCATATTTAATCCTCTTTAGTCCATTCAGCAGACTTCATAACAACTAAAATCTCTTGATGGTTATATTGTTGTAAACCTACTAAAAAACTAGGAGTTTCACCTGTAAATTTTAAAACTGTTTTTGTTCCGTCTAAAGATAATCTTAATGTATCTTGACTAGTTTCTCCTACTTGAGAAAAATCAATAGTGTTTACATTTGCCATATCATAAATTACATATATCATATTATTATCTTTTAAGGTACATCTGTTACTATATCTCCTGAAGCCATATTAGTCATAGTTCCATCATTACTATTTGGGCTTTGGTCTGTAATTGTAGGGTAAGCAGCAGTTCCGCTTGGGTCTCCCATTCTCCACCAACCTACTATATAGCGTATGCTTGATATATCATTAGGAACTCCTGAATTATAGATGTCAGTTACCTGTGAAGATGTTAGTACAGTATCAAATATAGAAAATTCATCTTGCATAGTTTCTCCATAAGAACCCCCCTGATAGGCTAATCTGAAATCTGCTGCTGTATTTGATACAGATACCCAAGTACCTGAACTAGAATAAGTAGCACCACTTCCGTCTGTTTTCTGAACACCATCAAGATATGCAACTAATGATGATGATGTGCTACCTAAGTCAAAAGTAAAAACTATATGATGCCAATTTCCATCAGAAATACTTGTATTTATATTGATTGCTTGATAGATTGAAGCATTGTCTGATGAATATAAAGTTAATTTGCAATTCCCATTATATCTTACAATGCAATCATATTCGCTATCTCCACCTATATTTTTGGAAAATACTTGCTGTGATGTGTTACTAGAATTAATCCAAAAACTCATTGAAAAACCTCTATTCGCACCTGAACTATTTGGAGTAAAAGCATCTGCATCTCCTAAACTCAAATAATCATCTACACCATCAAAATCTAGTGAATATAAATTAAATTCTGCTCCACTAGGTGCATTAGAACCACCTAACATTTGTCCTAGTTTTAAACTTTTCATTATATAACTTCCTCGTAATAACAAATAGCTAACCCACTAGTCAAAGTGATAGCCGTACATTGAAGAAATAAAGTTGTTCCGGCAGGTATAGTCGTATGAAGACTTGCTGCTGCTGAACCTGTACCTGTTTGAATATTAGATGCAGCTATTGAAGCTATAACACTTTCTGTAACAAAGTGAATTGCATAATAGTCTTTACTTGTCATTGCTGTTGTAGTTATAACATCACATCTATGTTTTCCTAGTTGCTCAGTTAATAATTGTTGTACATTTTCTATTGCCATTTTTTTTTATTTTATTGTCCGTAATATATATAATTAGTTCCACTTGGCTCTTGCCTTTGAGTGTATTGAACTTGTTGCGTTCCATCTTTTTCAGCTAGATACATTTTACCCTTTGTAACTAATCCCTGAACTACTCCCTTATTATCAGCTACAGGTGTTAAAACATCATCTTCAGTTGCAGGTGCAGTTCCTGAAGAAACAGTTACTGTTCCTATCCAACTAACTTCATAAATTTCATATTTATAATATCCTGCAGGAAATAACTTTGTTGCTCCTGTATAAATATGAGGAGTTGTATTATAAGTCAAATTAATCTTTGTAAATCTATCTTTAATAGTTTCAGTAGCACCATAAGCATAAGATACAGACTTATCTAAGTCATTAGTAAATTTAACTAAGTGCCTTATTTGTGTAGAAGCTACAGAAGTGTCTATACGATTGTCCTCAGTTTGCACTCGTATAATAAACGCTGTTTCTGTTGTTGCTTGTATCATAGTTAGTTTGTCTGTTATATAATAGAAATAAGCTGAATTTATTTGTATTCAGTTAGTAATAAAAAGAAAAAGGTGAGCCTAAGCCCACCCTAATCAAGAAATATATAAGAAAACTACTAAGATTAAGCTGTAGTAGGGAAAGTTCCTGCTTCATTAACAAATCCACTTTGGTCCCAAGGAGTTGTAGTATAATCTTCTAAGAAAGCGAAAGGCAATGCCTCTAAGCCATCAAATGTAAGAGTGTAGCCATTTCTATCTCCAAATGCAGCACCGCTATCCATAGTACCTGCATTAAGTTCTAATCCATTAGCCATTCCTAATGCAATAAACACATCATGTCCGTTAGCTAATTGTTGATTTAATTGTGCAAAAATTCTTACTTTAGATTTTCCTAAAAGCTTAATTTCGTTTTGGTCTTCTTTAGTAAGTTTGTTAAGCATAATATTTACAGTAGGAGTGTAAAAAATTGTTCCATTCTCTCTACTACCTGTAATAGTGTCCGTAACTGAAGCTACACCTAAAGGCATAACATATTCATAAATAGTAGTAGCGTTCCAATCTATTGCGTCAATTTCTAATTTGTTAGTTGCGTCATAAGTGTAAGATACATCTTCATCAAATACAGAAAAGAATATTTTTTTTACGCCACCACTGATTCTATTACAGTCGAGCCCCCTACCTTTTGTTAGTGCTGTACAAGCCATTTTATTTTATGTTTTAGGTTAAGGGAGTGAGTGCCTAAGCACCCACTTCCGTATTATTTATTTATTATGATTGTCTTACGATGTCAGCTCCAACTCCTGTCTGAACACCTGCTGAGTAACGAGCAACTAATCTCATGTTATCGCTCCCATCCAAAGCAGCCATGTCCATAATAGTAATTCTAGTCGCATCCGAAAGTAGGTCAGTTCCAAAGAATAAGTTAGATTTCTCTGCTGCAACTAATTCGTTATCATTCATTCCGTTACAAACAGCGATTTTGTACCCTTCAAATACAGGTGCATAATCTCCATTCATGTTGTAAGCATTAACATATCCTAATGTAGATACTGCTGATACATATAAAGCGTAAGTCTTAGGACTCATGTAGATATGTAAGTCATCTTTTCTCAATACAGCAGAAATGTTAGCAGCCATATCAGCTGTTAAAGTTTGTAAGTTAGCTATAATATTAGCAGCAGTGTATGCTCCTGAAGCTGAAGACTGAACAACTGTACCATCAACTCCCGGTAATAAAAGACCTGTTACAGCTCCTAAGAAACCATTGAATTTCCCTGCTACAGCAGTTCCTGCCCAAATACTTTCTTCTGTTGCTTGTGCTATGATTTCTCCCATATAAGAAATTACATAGTCATCAAAAGATGCAGGTGGTGGTGCGCCTGCCCCTGCTCTCATTTGTAACGCTTCCCAAGAGTCTAAAAGTGTAGACTTGCAAAGGTCTAAGTTGATTTGTAAATTTTTAGGTTCTAATACTTTTTCAGTAAGTGCTAAAGTTCCTGCTCCATTAAAGTTGCAAGTCGCATCAGCAACTACTCCTGAACCCTCCATTCTTTGAATATTAGACTTATACTTGATGTTTTCAATCATAGTTAAGTAGTCTAATGAATTTGCTTGCTTAAGTGCCGCACTGATGTAAAATCCTGCTGCCTTTCCTGCAAAGTTGCTTGTTGTTGTAAAAGCCATTTTTTTTTGTTTTTAAGTTATTATATTATTTATTTAAATCGTGTAAGAATTTCTCTCTTCTTGTCATTTTGTTATATTCTGCTCTTGAAACAGGTTTTCTGTCTGAACTGAATTTATTTACATCTAAAGGAGCTGAAGCAGGTTGTGCTGCCAACTCAGTCTTTAGTTTTTCGTTTTCTTCTTTTAACTTAGTCAATTCATCTTCTGCTGAAAATTCAACTACTTCTGTAGTTTTTATAGACTTAGGGTTTGTAGAAGGTTCTTCTGTTTCTTCAGCTAATTCTTCAACTTCATCATCACCTCCAACCTTAGCTTCTTTAAGTTTAGCTACAGCAATTTCTAAGTTTTCAATTCTTTTCTCCATACCTTTCCAATCAGCTACATCAGCTTCTTCATCATAGTCTTCTTTTTCATCTTCTTCAGCTAATACTGTTTCTTCAGCTAAATCTTCTTCTTCAACTGTATCTACTTCTTCAGTTTCACTTTCAATAACTTCAGCAACAATACCTTCTTCTTCAACTCTGAAAGATACCCCTGTGTCAGTCTTGTATGTTCCAACAGGTAATAAAATTGTAGTTCCGTCTTCAGTTAATACTGAAATATCCACACCTGATTCTAATTCTTCAGCAGTAGAAACAAAGATTGTTCCATCTTCTGATTTTGCTTGCCACTCTAACTTAATTGTTTCTTCTTTATTAAGACCTAGAGCTACTAAGATTTGTTCTTTAATGTCCATAATTTCTTTTTGATTTTATTAGTGTTTGTAATATAT